TAGTAATGATGCGGCAATAACGCCGGTCAAACTCTTGCTTCAAATGAAGGAGAAACATATGCTTTTGAGTTCTATCCTGCGTGATCATCTTGATGCGCACAACCATGTATATAATGGTAAATCATACCCCCCATACAACATCGTTAAGCTGAATGATGAAGACTATGCCATTGAGTTGGCAGTAGCAGGTTTTCAGAAAGATAATTTCAGCGTTGAGCTGCTAAATGGCAATCTGTACATTCATGGTGCCAAGTCTACAAAAGATTCAGGTGAGTATCTTCACAAAGGTATTTCATCGAAATCCTTTTCTCTGAAGTACAAGCTTGCATCAGATGTAGAAATCAAACAAGCTAAATATGAAGATGGTATTCTTCGTATCAGTTTGAAAAAGTTAGTTCCTGAACACCAAAAGCCAAAGACTTTTTATGTTGACTAACCCCTAGACTCGGAACTTAAATGGCTGCTTCGGCGGCCATTTTTGTATTGACAACCTCACTTAAATATGATATGATATACTCCTTGATTGATGAGGTGATGAATGCATTTCTATACTAATGTTGCCAAGCGTGGCAATCGTATTCTGACACGTGGCTATGAAAACGGCCAACGATACAACTCTACACTGAAGTTCAAGCCAACTCTCTATCTGCCTTCACAAAAAGAATCTAAGTATCGTACTATTCATGGTGATGCTGTTGAGCCAATGACGTTTGACAGCCCAAATGATATGCGTGACTTCATGCAGAAGTACAAAGATGTTTCGGGCTTCAACTTCTATGGATTGGACAAGGCTGAGTACCAATACATCTATGAGACATTCAAAGACACAAAGTTCGATCGTTCCAAGATCAAAGAGTGTGTAATCGATATCGAGGTTGATATTGCTGATGGCTATCCAGACATGGAAACTGCCAATCGTGAGATCACATCAATCACAATTCTCTATAAGGACATCACGTTTCTACTTGGCTACAAAGAGTTTGTCACTGACAAGCCACACATCAAGTACATTCGTTGTAAATCAGAACAAGAACTGATTCGTAAGTTCCTGAAGATATGGGATAGCGCATCGTTCAGTCCTGATGTTGTGACTGGATGGAACATCGAGTTCTTTGATTTGCCATATCTCTACCGTCGTATCTCACGCATCTTTGATGAGAATACTGCTAAAGAGATGTCACCATGGCGTTACTTCAAGACACGAACAATCAATGTCTTTGGTCGTGAGCAGACTGCTTATTATCCTGGTGGCATTCAGGTTCTTGACTATCTTCCGATGTACAAGAAGTTTGTGGCCGTAACTGCACCACAAGAAAGCTATAAGCTTGATCATATTGCTTGGGTTGAACTTAGTGAACGAAAGGTTGACTATTCTGAGTATGGCAACCTAAATGATCTATATGTACAGAACCCACAACTTTACTATGAATATAACATTCGTGACTGTGAGTTGGTTCGTGAGATCGATGATAAACAAAACTTGCTTGAGCTTGTCTATACGGTTGCCTATGAGTCAGGTGTAAACTTTGAGGATAGCATGGGCACAGTGAAAGCATGGGATATTGCTATTCACAACTATCTGCTTGATCAGTGTGTCGTTGTTCCTCAGTTTCAGAAGTCAAATGATAGCAACTCTATTCCTGGTGGTTGGGTCAAGGAGCCTCTTGTTGGTAAGTATGATTGGATCGTTAGCTTTGATTTGACTTCGCTTTATCCCCATATTATACAACAGTATAACATTGGTCCTGATGCTCGTGTTAAGACTATGCCCGAAGACTTCACGGCCGAAGATATTATTCAAGGCAAGCACAAAAAGTATTCTGAGTTTCTTCAGGAAAACAATCTTGCCTTTGCTGCCAACTCATGTGTCTATCGTAAAGACAAGCCATCGTTTCTATCACAGCTCATGAAGAAGTTGTTCAATAATCGCAAAGGCATCAAGAAGCGAATGCTTGAGCTTAAGCAAGAAATGGAGAATGGTGGTGACAAGGCGTTGCAATATGAGATTGCAAAGCTTGACACTTTGCAATATGCCATCAAGGTTCGTCTGAACTCTGCATACGGCGCATTGTGCAATCAATACTTCCGTTGGTTTGACCTTCGTGATGCGACTGCCATTACGCTATCTGGTCAGCTGACCGTGAAGTGGGCAGAGCACTATGTCAACAAGTTCATGAACAAGTATCTGAAGACAGATGCTGTTGATTATATCGTTGCGGTTGATACTGACTCGATCTATGTCAATATGGCAGCGGTGGCCGAAAGGTTTGATGGTGATGTATCTGCTAAGCTTGATGACTTCTGTGAAACAAAGATGCAACCACTGCTTGATAAGGTGTACACCAAGCTTGCATCTGATATGAATGCCTATGAGCAAGCAATGTATATGAAGCGAGAAGCGATTAGTGACTCGGGTGTGTTCATTGCCAAGAAGCGTTATATGCTCAATGTTCTGAACAACGAAGGCGTTCAGTATAGCGAACCAAAGATCAAGATCATGGGCCTTGAGTCTGTTCGTTCATCTACACCATCTGCATGTCGTGAAGCAATCGCAGAAGCATTTAGAATCATTCTGCAGAAAGATGAAGCTGCACTGCAATCGTTTATCAGCGACTTTCGTGATAAGTTTGATGTTCTGCCCTATGAAGAAATCGCAAGAAATAGTTCGGTAAATGGGTTGACAAGCTATGCAGATTCTGTTACTATCTACAAGAAAGGTACACCTCAACATGTTCGTGGTGCTCTGATGTATAATCATCTGCTCAGGTCACAGAAGCTGGACAAGAAGCTCGATCTGATTTGGGAAGGTGATAAGATCAAGTGCTGCTACATGAAGAAGCCAAACCCAACTAAAGAAGATATCATATCAACTCCAGGTAAGCTGCCTGAAATGCTAAGTCTACATGACTTTCTGGATCGTGAAACCCAGTTCAATAAAACGTTTCTTGAGCCAGTCAAAGTCATCCTTGATATCATGGGTTGGGCAGATGCACCTAAAAATACACTAGGAGGTTTTTTTGAATGAGATTTCAGATCCGTAATGTATACCTATCTGAACAAAAAGTTCTTGATTTCAAGGATGGTTATATTGGTACAGAGAGTGAATTGCTTGAACGTGTGAGAGATGGCTTTGACAAGATGTTAATTGATATGGGTGATAAGAAACTCACAACACAAGAAGCAAATGCTCTATATAAATGGGTAAAGGATATCAAACGATGAATGAGTTTGAAGCACAACGTCAAATCTCTGCTGCCTATAATGAAGGCAAGCGTGATGGGTATGAACAAGCACGCAAAGAGTTTGCGCCAACGTTTGCTGAACGTGCACAAAAGATACTTAATAAAATCAAAGGACATACTGAATGAGCTTACGCGATAAACTACTAAAGAACTCTACTATCAAGATGACAAGCACCTTATCCACATCAAAGGTGTTTGGTAAGAAGGATATGATTCCAACGGCGATTCCAATGATCAACGTTGCTCTTGGTGGTTCACTTGATGGTGGTCTTGTTCCTGGATTGACTATGTTGGCCGGTCCATCAAAGCACTTTAAGACTGGCTTCACTCTTTTGATGGCAAAGTCATTTCTAAAGAAGTATCCAGATGGCATTGTTCTGTTCTATGATTCTGAGTTCGGTACGCCACAAGACTACTTCACGTCATTTGATATTCCACTTGACAATGTGATTCATACACCAATTACTGATATGGAACAGCTCAAGTTTGATATCATGCAACAGATGAATGAGCTCGATCGTAAAGATCAGGTTATGATCATCATCGATTCGGTTGGTAACCTTGCGTCAAAGAAAGAAATCGATGATGCGTTGGATGGCAAATCAGTTGCTGATATGACTCGTGCTAAGCAGTTGAAGTCATTGTTCCGTATGGTAACACCACACTTGACGCTCAAAGATATTCCAATGGTTGTCATCAACCATACATATCTCGAACAAGGGATGTTCCCCAAAGCAATAGTCAGTGGTGGTACAGGTCCAATGTACAGTGCAGATACGGTATGGATTCTTGGTCGTCAACAAGACAAAGACGGTAAAGATATCAAGGGATATCATTTTATCATTAATGTGGAGAAGTCACGCTATGTCAAAGAAAAGTCTAAAGTGCCAATCTCAATCAGCTGGGAAGGTGGTATCAATAAGTGGTCTGGTCTCCTCGAACTTGCATTGGAACATGGATCTGTTATCAAAACAAAGCCAGGTTGGTACGCCTCTGTCGATCCAGACGGAGTTATCAGCGAAAAGTCTTTCCGTGAAAAACAAGTCATCACCAATGGTGAGTTTTGGGCCAATATCATTAAAACTACAGACTTCGCTGAATTCATTAAACGAAAGTATCAGATCGGTGCTACAAAGGTAATTCTTGATGATTCAGATCAAAGCGATTCAATTGGAAGCGAATCCGATGAGGATTGTGCCGGGGAGTAAAACTCGGCAATGGATGGATGAGACACCGAACAAGTTTGCGTATCGGTGTCTACCACTACAGATAGCAAATACCTTTGGTTGGGACATTTATCCCAACTGCAACTTTATGATCAATTGGACAGGAGAAATTTCAAATGACACACTTCATGCTCATTATGAGGAAGATGGGTATCATTTCGTTTCTTCGCCTTTTGGTTCGGGCATTTTCACTATGCATAGTGGCTATATGTTCCGCACTGATCCTGATTGGGATTTGCTTGTTTGTGGTCCCGTTAATGATGATCGTATTGATTGGGCTACTCCTTTGGTTGGTATCGTTGAAACCTCCTGGCTCAACTTCACATTCACCGTAAACTGGAAACTTCATAAGGCCGGAACATACACTTGGCCAAAGGACGTTCCTATTGCAAGGATTGTTCCTGTTCCACACAAGTATGAAGTTGAAACAGAAATGGTGATGCTTTATGATGAGCCAGAAACAGCAGATGAATATAAGATCTGGTGTGATGATCGTGATCAAGGAACACATGATCTGAAAGAAGCGTATGCAACACAGAAAAACGTCGGAACAGTAGAGTTTGGCAAACCCTCAACAGAATGGGAAAAGAACTATTACCGTGGTATTGATAAATATGGAACAAAGATTGAGCATCATATCACCAAACGTAATTTTCCAGAATTTATTGAGGACTGAATGCGTAGAATATTAGAATTAACTTTGCTTATAACATTAGGCGTAATCGCTGCCACTATATTTTCTGGGTCTGTGATATGTGGCATGATGGTCATCATTGAGGTGTTAAGGGCATGATGAAATTACTTTTTAATTTAATGAAGCCTTTTTTGTGGTTGACAACATTCATTATTTGTAGTATTCTAGTCATATTAGTAGCGATTATCAGTTCGTTAACGATTACACATCTGTTTGTATTATTACTTAAGGCTATATAATGGAAGAAACCATTCTGGCTAATCTTATTGAGAACGAGAATTTCACACGTAAGGTTATACCATACCTGACAGAAGAACTCTTTACAGAAGAGTCAGAGCGTATTCTGTTTGGTATCATCAACGAACATGTTGAGAAATACAACGCTCTACCATCCAAAGAAGTTCTACATATTGAATTGGGTAACCAAGATGGCATCAGTGACATTGCTTTCACTGATACACAAAACTTGATTCGTGGTCTGGAAACAGATGACTCATCAAAGCTTGATTGGTTACTTGATAACACCGAAAAATTTATACAGGATCGGAGTTTACATAATGCTATTAGACAGTCTATCAGAATACTTGACGCAGAAGGCGAACATACAAAGGCTGCAATCCCAGAACTGCTCCAAGAAGCACTCGGCATCTCCTTTGACACTCAAGTCGGCCATGACATCTTGGTGGACACCAAAGACAGATTCGACACATATCATCTCAAACAAAACCGCCTCCGGTTCAACCTTGATTATCTCAACCGAATCACTAATGGCGGTCTCCCTACCAAGACCCTAAGTTGCATTATGGCTGGCACTGGTGTTGGTAAATCATTGGCAATGTGTTCAATGGCTGCTGGCAATCTTATGGATCAGAAGAATGTGCTATACATTTCTCTTGAACTATCAGAAGAAATGGTTGCACAGCGTATTGACCAAAACTTGCTTGATGTTACTCAAGATGAACTTATGGATTTGTCACGTGATGAGTTTGAGCGTAAAGTTGATAAGGTTCGTGAGTCAACCAAGGGCAAGTTTGTTGTCAAGTCGTTTCCACCAGCATCCGTTGGCTCTGGACACTTTCGCCATCTTCTGAATGAGTTGCGTGTCAAGAAAAACTTTGTACCAAATGTCATCTATCTTGACTATATCAACCTGTGCACCTCTGCACGGATCAAGGCAGGATCGAACTTCAACAGCTATACTTATATTAAAGCCATCGCAGAAGAGATTCGTGGGCTAGCTGTTGAGTTTGATGTTCCTATCATCACTGCAACACAAACCAACCGTGATGCAGTCAACTCAAGTGATATTGAACTCGATAACACATCAGACTCAATGGGTCTACCGATGACACTTGACTTCATGCTTGCTTTGATTTCAACAGAAGAACTCGATGAGCAAAATCAGCTTATGGTCAAGCAACTCAAGAATCGCTTTGGTGATCCATCAACACACAAACGGTTTTTGATTGGTGTCGATCGTTCTAAGATGCGTCTATATGACATTGACTCATCATATCAGGTTGGTGTCATGGGTTCTGGTGCAGAAGAGGATGTGCCATTGATGGATAGCACAGCATTTGGTGAAGCTGACAACGATCGTTCCAAGACCTTCAAGAAAAATAAGTTCAAAGGTTTTTCATAAAGTGGTTGACAATGGTTTGTTGCTATGGTATAGTGCTATTATCGATAGGATATATACGACATGACTATAACAGATATTATAATCGTCTTTGTGTTTGGTGCATCAATAGGTGGTTTTTTGTGTCTAGTCTGGAAGTTAATGAATACCATGAGAGAAATTAGTAGACTCATGGTTCTTCGTGATGAATCTGACAAAGGTAAGGATGAATGAGAGTTATTCATAAACTGAATGATAAGCTAATTCGCCTGGAACAATTGAATAAGGTGATATCATTTGTTACAGATGGTGCTCCAGGAACAGGGGTTGGTGATCTTGATATTGAAGAACGTGACATGATTTTCGATAATCTTCTTCGTGAAATCAAAGAACTAAATGTTGAAGTTCACGCAGATCTGAAGTGGATGATTAAGGAAGAGAAAAATGGAACATTTGACGATTGAAAAAGTACAGAATAGATATTGTATAGTTCAGTATAGTTCAGATGGTTCTGCTCGTATTGTCGAACAGTATCGTCGTAAGTTTGAAGCGCTGGCCAGTCTCGAAAAACTTAAAAAGGGAGCATTCGAAGGACCTTTGCCACAATTCATGCTTGGTCCAAAAATCTAAGTCATTTTAATTATTGATGAATCTGGGCAGTTGACAAGCTGCCCTTTTCTGTATATAATGACTTTATTGATTGAGAAAAAGAACTTGTATCGCATCACATTTGGAGGATAAAATGACGACACGAACTCAAACTGCACTTATAGCATGCTTCTGTCATGCTATGTTATATACTCTCGTATGGTTAGCCTTGCATCTATTAGTATCAGACATTGTTCGTGTCGAAGTTTTGTTTGTGATACCTGTCATGATTTTAAGTTACTATCATGGCTTCAAAGACGGATGGAATAGCAAAGAATGAACATCTTCTATATTTCCGAGTCACCAAATCAAGCAGCACAATGGCAAGTTGATAAGCATGTCGTCAAGATGCCACTTGAGTCTGCACAGATGCTTTGTACTGCACATCGTGTTCTTGATGGCACAGAAACAACCGTGCTTAGTAAAACTGGCCGAAAGCTAAAAGCATGGGTTCTACCAAACAAGTTTCGTAACTCATTGCTCTACAAAGCAGCTCATGTCAATCATCCATCATCTGTATGGTGCAGACAGTCACGTGCTAACTACAAATGGCTCTATGATCATTTTGTCGCTCTATCCCATGAGTATGGTCAAAGATATGGCAAGTGCCATAAGTCATATCAATTGCTACGTGATGAGTTGTATCATGCACCCGATAACATACCAGATGGCCCATTCACAGAACCAACTCCTGCAATGCCAACAGAATACATCGTTGAGGGTGACTCTATAGCAAGCTATCGTAACTACTACACCCATGCGAAGTCTGATCTTCATGTATGGAAGCAGAATAAACCTGACTGGATATAAATGAAAAAAGTGACATCACCCTATTGACTTACATATGCTGATATCGTATATTCAAATCATCAACAGGGAGACAGACAGATGGCAACGTTCACAACAATAGGCCCAGACGGATCAACAAAGACACGCAACAGCAAGACAAGGCAGTATGTTTGTGCAACATGGATCAACTGGCAAGGCGAAGGCTGGGAGTGCAAAAGCTTCCACGAAACCCACGAAGCAGCCAAAAAATACGCGCAAGGCTGGATCAATGCAGGACGATCTGAAGTTAAGATAATCGAGGCGGTGGCTTAGGCCACCCACCGGAGGTCAACATGACTCGCACTTCAAAACTCGTTACCCTAGCCCAATACATGCAGCTTTCACAGGCAGATGCCGTAGCACTTCCGACGGTCATCACCGTCTCAGCTGGCAAGGTCGGAATGACCGAAGATGACATGCTGAACGAGGCTGTAATCAACAAGCCGCTCCGCGATTACCTCGCAGAGATCTGCAAAACAACAATGGCCGCGCAAGCGGCCTAATGGAACTGAATAAGTTCTTGAGCACATCAAAAAAAAGTAAAAAGTTGCTATGACCCTATTGACTTACATACGCTGATATCGTATATTTAAATCATCAACAGGGAGACAGACAGATGACTTTTACAAACGGAAAAACAACCATCACCATCCGCAAGCGCGGTCATCATTTCATCGTGTCCGACGATAGCGGACTAACCAACCACCTCCCCATCGTTCATGATGGGTACACCATCACCAAAGCCATCGCCCATTGGAAGGCCAATGGCTTCACCGAGGGGCAATAGCCCCTCACTGACCAACATATGAATTAGAGGCCCGAACAATGCTACTCAACAAAACGCCCGAACAATGGTCTAAAGTGGATGCTGAAAAGGTGTCCCGCGATAGCTCATCAGCGCATGTCATGCATCTAATCGCAGATGCAAAGCAGGATATCATTACCCTTGCAGATGAGCTTGAGCAGTACCGCGAGCTATACGGCCCGCTATGCGACGAACCAGACAATCCCTATAAGCATGCGGAAACGCCGTTCGCTGACAACCATTGAACACAGACTAGCAGAGAAATTGGAGGCTTCGGCCTCCTTTTTTGTTGACAACAGAATGGTGGTGTCATATAAATATACTTATCAAATAACCAAAGACACCTCTATTGAGGATTCGAATATGCTACGCTTTGAACAACACATCACAGAAATGAAAGCGAGTGCTTCGGACAGTAAACATCTGGAGCATCCCGAGGATCGTGTATTTGATCATGGTCAAGCCGGTGTACATAATGCACTCAGTTCTTTGCATAGTCTGCATGGTTCAGTACATGGCAGCAAAAAAGAAGATGATCAAACCACACAGAAAATGGATGGCGCACCGGCTGTGTTCTTTGGTAAGCATCCAGAGACCGGCAAGTTCTTTGTTGGTACAAAGTCAGTCTTCAATAAGAAGCCCAAGATCAACTACTCATATAAAGACATCGAAGAAAATCATGGTCATGCACCAGGTCTTGTTCAGAAGCTGAAACTTGCACTTGATCATCTTCCAAAGATCATGCCAAATCATGGTGGTGTGTATCAGGGTGACATTATGCATGGTGGTGATGTAGAACATCATGATCATGGTGGTGTTAGTCATACACCAAACACCATTACATACTCTGCTGCAAGGGGTTCTGGGCACGCAGAATCTGCAAAGAAAGCAAAGATTGGCGTGTCTGTTCATACACGACTCGAAGGTCCATTGAACGACCAAGTCAAGCCAAACTATGATGTCAAGCCAAGTGATTTCAATCATCATGAGGATGTGCATAATATTAGTCATGAGCACGATCATACTGGCACTGTTATGCATAAAGATGATCATGAGCAATTCATGCATCATACAGCTGAAGCAAAAAAGCATACCGATAAACTAACACCTGAATCAGATGATGTAATTACACATCATGGTGCACACCTCAAGATGTTCATCAATCAGCGTGTTCGTGATGGTGTATCAAATGATAAAGCCACACATAAGGATTACCAAAAGTTTCTGGCACAACGGGCAACGCCAAAAGCAGGCAAGGATGGCAAGATCAGTTCATCTGCAAAGGCTACTGCAAAAAAGGCACAGGAGCTTCTTGATCATTTAAATGGCAACGAGGGTCATATCGATACGGCACTTGCAATTCATCACCATGTCACAAATGCAAAGAATGCGCTTGTGAGAACAATGGATAATCATGTCGCATCTGGTAATTCAGAAGTTCGTCAGACTATTGATGGCAAACCATCTGCACCAGAAGGTTATGTTCATCACCATGCAGGCACACCAACAAAAATGATAAACCGACATGAGTTTGCACGAGCTAACTTTGGTGCTGGTAAGCCAGGAGACAAATAATGCTTAGCTTTCTAAAATGGCTCACAGAAAGTCATGACTATGGCGAAACACATGTCTTTGTTCCTGGTAAGATGCGCATACCTACGCCAGGACACAAGGGTCTGATTGATAAAGGCAAATCAGTTGCAAAAAAAGCCGGCGCAAAGATGACAATTGGTCTATCTGGTAAAGCACAGCCTCTATCAATCGACCAAAAGAAGTCAATGGCCCAAAAGTTATTTGACCATCCTGTTGAAACTGGTCCGCATGTCAATGGCATTGTTCCGGCATTGCAGCATTTTCATAAGAATGGTGTCAAGCATCTGCATATTGTTGCGGGTTCGGATCGTCATGAAGAATATCAAAAACTTGTTGATCGTTATAACGGAAAGCCTGACAAAAAAGGCAATGTGCCATTCCATTTCGATAAAGTCACTATTCATAAGCATGGTGAAGATCGTGAGGAAGGTGAAATTAACAAGCATCCAACAGAAATGACTG